TGTGCTTTGAAAAAGCACGGGCTTGATCCCTGATGGCTGGGGGTGCCGTATCAGATACAGAGATCAATTTCTGAACGCATTGCTCAGAAAGCTCTTCTGGCGTGAAGCCACGACCCTTAGTAGTATTAACCAATACCACTTGTTCATTCTGGGGGGTGTTTGTCTTTAGCTCAAACATTACTGTTTTGCCCTTATAACCTTACCTGTACGGTATTCATCCGTTGTCTCTTTTGCTTCACCAAACATTTTCAGTGCCACCATACTCTCTTGAAAACGCTTGTCATAATATTGCATCATGTCCTGCTCACCCTTCATAAAGAGGTAAGCTTCTACCAAAGCCCCGTACAAAAGAGTAAGTTCCGCGTTTTCACTTAACCATGTCGTACCGCCTTCTTCGGCTGACGTAAGACTTACGGGCCTATAAAAATAATGTAGTTCCGCAGTATATACCGCATTTGGCGTCGGAGCTAATAAAAAATTATTTACATCAAAAACAGAGTAATAACGCGGCGCACCCGTTGTAGAGGCGTCTGGCGTATACGTTTGCAAAAAACTAGGGTCTTTAAATTCAACAAAAAACTTATTTCCGTCTGAACCCGTTAAAGCTAACGAAAAAGGAGCTAAAAAATCGCTCGGGCAAGCTAAGTATTTATTTGCGCTTGTCGTAGAAGCCGTAGCATTTTTACGAAACAAACTTAACTGAACCATTTTTAAAATTCGTTCTTCAGATAAACGAATAAACAAAGGCAAGTTATTAACAAACGTTGTTTCGTCGTTTTCAGTGTAATCCTGAATAGCCTGTTTTAATTGTGCGTATGTAAAACTCATGTTGTCACCACCGTTATACTTCCAACAGAGCCTTGTAGCTCTGGAGTCTTAGCCACTTCGGAAGCCATCTCGGCCGTTCCCGACGTACTCCAATTACCATTACCCAAATAAACAATGCCGTTAGTCGTAACCACCAAAAAGGCACTCGTAGGGTTGCCCGTATCTGGACGCGCGTCTTTTAAAGCTTGCGGGTCAACAACTTTCTGAAACGGTCCCAGTTGAGGCTGTTTGGGTTCAAACTCATCTTTTCCTACAAGCGCCCCGGTCCACTCTTTACGCATGTCTTTGTACCGATACCGGAAACCGGATCGGTCAGAGATAGCAAAAGAATTTTTACCAGACGCAAACTTACTCATTAGTTAGTCCTAAAGTACTGATACTGAGGAACAACGTTAAAAGAGGACCTGTCGCGGTCCTCAGTCATAGCGCGTTCGAACTCTTCCTCGTAAACCGCTTTCAGAAGTTGAACGCGGTTTGGAGCTCTTTTCATGGAAATATAATATGCCAGCCCTGCGGCCAAACAAGGGTAAAAACGAAAAGGCATATCCAGCGTGTTGGTTTGACTGTCCGCATCATTCATGCGAGTTAAGGCGTCGTATATAATAACGTCAGTGCTGTTTTCTGGAACAGGCCACACTTTTAAAACCGGAGTAATTTGACGGTCAAGAAAAAACTGAGAGGGTCTTCCTTGACTTGTTTTGTTTGGAATAGACAAAAACGTGTCCCGACTAACCCGGTCTAAAGCGTAATCTGTGTTACTTCTTCGAACTACAACAGATAAAACATCTATAACATCCGAGCTCACCGGAACGTCTCCATCCCCCTGAGTGGATGTGAAGCTTCGTTGTTTGATAGTCCATTGATTTAATCCACGGTTAGCCCATTCAGCAAGCATGAGATTTAAAGACCGCTTTGCAGTTTTTAAATCATACCCCGTCCGGACCTCTAAACCGCAGCGTTCAAAGGCCTCTTCAATATACTCAGCAACGTCTAGTTCAAAGTCCGATGTTCCAGATAACGCCATTTTAACCTACTTGTTAGATTTACGAACGGCTCCACCGCTGCGTAGTTTCTTAACCATGCCGCCGCCGCGAAGTTTCTTAACCATACCACCGCCGCGCATCTTTTTTGCCATGCCGCCGCGCATCTTTTTTTTAGGTTTCATTGCCATCTTTTAGCCTCCTATACAAGTTTTCTCGGTTTTGGTAAATTTCCAAAGAGTTGTATTCTTCCTTATAGCTATCATAGTATCCCTTTTTGTCCAACTTGTTTGCAGATTCTTGTAATTTTGAAAGCCTCTGAACAAAAATAAGACTATACTCATCGTCAACTTCATAATTAAAGGTAACATCTGCTACAAAATCACTGGGCTCGTCTTCGGGATTAAAACCCATCAACCAGATGTCCTTGTCTATAAACATTCCCTCTGAAATTTTATCATTCAAAGTGTCTAAGTACTCATGGAAATCCTCGGGGTTCTTTGTGTTTTTAAGATCAACAATAATGACCAAATCAAACGTGTCGTCATACTGAGAAATGCAAGAATACAACGTTTGATACGAGTCTTCTTTTTTAAATATTACGGAAACTTTGTTGTCTAACCACGCGGCCTTTGCAAAAGGACACGGTGGGAAACCGTTAAAATGTACGCTAGGCTTTTCTAAAGCAACCTTCGACCAGTCCATAAGTTCAGTAACCAAGGCTCTTTCTGTCGGATCACTGTAAAAAGTTAAGTTCATCCCTGAGTCACCGAACCTTTTGTATGTTTACGACGATCTGCCATAATCATACCACACCCTCGTGCAACAGCCGTACCGGGCTTGGATTTTCCATTATACGGCCTTTTAGCTTTAGTAACTTCGCCACCAAGAGCTAAACGCTTTACTTTGGCCGCTTTCGTATTCGAAACAACTTGCTTTCCTTTAGCGCCTTCACGCTTTTTCTTACGAGCCGTAGAAGCTCGCTCAGACTTACTAAGACTATTTGCCTTAGATCGAGGTAAGCATCGATCAGGGTTCTTTTTATTCTTAGAAGTCCCGCACTTGCCTGCGATATTACCTTGGCTATCAATTCTGACCCAATCTTCATCGACCCAATCCTTTAATTTGCCCATTACGAACCCTTTCTTTTCCCGCCTTTAGACTTTTTGGCGTAATTAGGGTCCTTACAATACTTAGACGCTGCCATATTTGCATAAGCAGAAGGATAAGTGTCAAAAGTGCGTTGCGCCCAAGCTTTACCTTCTGGACAAATCTTACTGCCCTTGCTTTTGGAAGAAGCTTTTTTAGATTTCCTAGAATATGCCATGTTACCAAGCCTTACAGGACCAATACCGAGCGGTAAATTTGTCTTTTGCAGTGTCACACGAGTGACGAGCCCTAAAGTTCTTACGGCGACCGGGTTGGTCTTTTTTAATGGACATGTTTTGGTCACCAAACCGAACAAGCTTTATTTCGCTGCCCTTTTTAGCCAAAACGGCACTCTTTTTAGACGCGTTGGGAGTCCTTTTAGGCTTGTTAAAGCCCGGAAAAGTCTCCCCGCGGTACTTTATTCGGCCCGAAGGTGTTCTAGTTACGTCTTTTGTCGTAGCCATAAATCCCTCATTTCTGAATAAACAAAGTCAGGGAAACGTTGGCGGGTAAGGTCGTATATAAGCCATTGTAAAACAAAATCCCGTCCCCCGGAATCTCCATGCCAAACAAACCCGCCGTCTTTTCGTCTATTTCAAGGATTTCATCCCCCGAAGCTGCCGAGGCATTGTCATATATAGTAACATCACCACTTGCACCGGAAGAGTGGTTAATTAAAAAACCCGTTAAGCGACCGCGACCCGTAGCAAAAGTTCCCGAGTCGTGGCGATGAACCGCCTTTACCTCGTTTCCTGCCATAATTTACACCTTTAGCTGTAAAAGACCGTGACAGAGGTACATGCTGTAAACAACGACACATAAATATCGCTCACACGCAAGCCTTCGTCCGGAATATTCACCGAGTGTGTGTCTGACGCATTCAGGTCCATGTCCAGAACAGTAGACCCCCCGTTACCATCTGTGATAGTAAGTCGGGGAGTGCCCGTTGTTGTCTTAACTTGAACTTGACGAATGCGGGCTGGACCCACACCCGCTGAACCTGTAGCCGCCAGCCGTTTAGTTTTTACGTCCGAACCAGCCATTTTTTAGCCCTTCTTTTTCTTTGCAGGCTTTTCTTCCCATGCCTCGTTTATATCAGGCGTAGAAGGATCGTCTGCTTTAAGCGTACCATTTTTGTTTCGAGCGCGAACTTTGGGTGCCTCGATAGGAGAGCCGTCAGGATTAAGGCCACGCCGTGCGAGTTCTTCAGCAGAGGGCGCTTTAAACCTACTCATAACTTGACTCCTTATGATGCGGCGATTGTGGCACCTGTGTCCGAACGCTTCCAGTCTGTGCCATTAGAGAAGGCCAAGATTGCAGCGCCAGCAGCGCCGTTTGAAACGTACACAAGCGTACCAGCACCAGCATCAGAGGCTGATGGGGCGTTTGCAACTGTGTATGTTGGAACTTTGATGTCGCCAATGAAACCAGCGGTTGAGGTCACTGGACCTGAAAATGTAGTCGAAGCCATTTTAGTACCCTTTGCATAAGGATTCGCTTTGTAGTCTATGCAACGTCAGGCGGGCGGTAACCTGTCTACAAAGCTGATGTTTGCCCTAGTAAAGACAGAATACACTAGGTTTAAAGAAAAAGAAAGGGGCCTCTTTCAAGACCCCTTCCAATAAGATTAGAAGTAAACTTCTTAACTTATGCTGCGCCGGGAGTACCGAACACTGAACGCCAATCGGATACACCGAAGGAATAACGCTCGCGAGCTTTAAACCGCATGTTACCTGTATCAAAATCGCCTTCCATAGCGGTTTTAATTGGGGAACGGTTAAAGTATTTAAAGCCGTTTGGAGCATCTGTCTTGATGAAGTATGCGTCGCTATCGTTCAGGAAGTGGTTAACCACTGCACCGTCAGGCAACATACCCATAGACTTCATTGCGTTGTTGTCGTTATCAGCTGTTCCGCTACGCAGATTAGAGTTGATAACACGCTCGGCAATAAACTGAAGTTCTTTTGGAATGATAAGTTTCATACCACGAACCGCAATTTTAAGGCCACGCTCATCTGTCAAACCAGCAATGTCGATCAGCATTTGCTCAAGAGAAGTCTCGTTGAGGTCGGCTGCAACCGCCAGAAGGTTTGTCTGATTGCCAGACAAAGATGGGTGAGCGTTTGAACACAAAGCCGCACCGTCGCCGATGGCGTTGCCGCCTGTCGCCGAAAACGCGTTGTTCAAGATAGAAGCTGCTTTGATCTGCTTTGTCTGCGCCATAGAGCGAGCCAGAGCTTTGGTGTAACGAGACGCCAAACGATCATACAGGTTATCTTCAATGGCTTCTTCAGTGATGGAGAAGGCCAATGCGATGGTTTCATGTGTGTAACGCGCTGTGTAGGTCTCTTGAGCGTCGTCAAATGTGATGGAAGTACCTTCACCTTTAACTGGGGCTGTTGAGAAACCTCCGAGCATAACTTCCTCTTCGAATGCTCGGTCTGAGCTTTCTTCATCGAAGATGTCGGCATGTTCGTTTTCATAACGGTCATATTCCAAGCCAAACAATGCGTTAAGGCCGGGTTCTAGTTCTTTCGCTAGTTGTGCGCGAGAAATAGCCATTTGTTAAATCCCTTCCTTATACGCCGGTTGAAGTCGCAGTAGTCTGCGAATCAAAACGGCTAGTGTTTGCATTGTAATGAGCGTTTATGCGTACAATCATAGGAATGCCTGCCGCAGCAAAGTCGCTGTTAGCTTCGTCATCCATAATGCCTACAATGCGAAGCGGGAGCGTCGCTGTAGTATTGATTGTTGAAACACCCAAAGCTGAATCGGAACTACCTGTGTTGGTAGAACCAGTTCGTGCAGATGTACCCAAAGATGCGTTAGCAAATACCGCAGCTTGCGCCGTGGCACGGTTAGTCAAAGAAGCGTCTGACGCAACTTTAAACAACTGGTTTGGATTGTCCGCAACAAAAGCTTTTACGGGATAGTTTGTATCTACACTTACGGAACCGGAACCGGGCCAGTAGTTTAGAAACACAGGTTTTTTCTGTGTAGAGTCTTGATATTCTACACCCATCAGGACACCTAACGCAGGAGTAGTACCACCATTGGTAGCACCAGCAAAATCAACAACACCGTCGGCCGTAGGGGTTACGAGACCGTATTGAAAGATTGCGTTAGTGTTGTCAGACGCGATTTCGTACTGGGTTACACCAGTAGAGTTTGCACCCGAGCCAACAAGACCGATAGGACGAAGACCATAGGCAGTGTTTTGATTTGCCATTTGATTTTTCTCCTAAATAGGAGGCCCTTATTTTCGAGGACCGCCAAAGGTTACACGAGACTGACGATCCGGTTTATGAATCGTCATGGTTGAATGTGCGTTCTCGCGCATCATGTCAGAATCAACAGCTTCCATTTGGTCAGCATTACGCTGGTTAAAGTATTCGGTACGCTCTTGAATTGTTTCGACAGGAATGCGAGCCAGCATTAAACCACCCACTCCAAACACACCCTCATATTTTCCTGATTCAACTACCGGGGACTCAAAGTCAGGGTATTCGTCTTGACGAACAAGTTCCCAACCTTCGCGCATTTTTGCGCTGATGTTTTTTCGATCATCATATCCGCGCGTTTCCGCACGAATCCAACGATGCTTAAAACCGTCCGGTGCAGGCGGTGCATCCAACATAGATGGGGGAGCCCACGGCTTACGCTGCGCCGTTTTTTCCCGAGTTTGGTTTGCGCGAGGAGTGCGCTTGATAGAACCGTTTACATTTGTATCTTCGCTCATCAGTCTTACTCCTTAACGTATTTCGCGTATGCTTCTAGCGGCACACCCAATTTCTTCGCGATTGCGACTTGGCTCGGGGTGAGTCGAACCTTTTTCCCACTACTGCGCCCAGAATTGTTTCTAGAAACACCCGCAACCGTCTGGACGGCACGTTTACCGGGTGCTTGCGAGGAACCTCCAAACGTGTCAGAAATCCTTCGATCAAGCTCAGTATAGTAGTCATTGCTCGTCGGGTCAAACCCCTCTTCTTCGACTAGCTTTTTGTGAATCCCAAAAGCCGCAAAAGTCTTGGCGTCATCCTGCCCAAACCACTCATTGCGACTAGCCCATTCCTCGGCTTTTGGATCGGGCCGTTTAATTTGTGGAGCAGCCTGTTGCTGTTGCATAGGCTGTTGAGCCTGCGGCGCAACCTGTTGCTGTTGCTGTCGTTCTTGAGCCTGCTTGGCTTGAGCCGCTCGTTCGCTTTGAGAGGTCAAAGCAATCATGCGTTTGTTTGCTTCAACGGCCGCTTGAGTATCACCCATTTCCATTGCTCGGGCAAAATCAGATTCAGCTTGCGACATCTCGTTCTGAACACGATTGCTGTATTCCGCAACATAACTACTGTCTAAATTAGAAAACCGCTGCTTTAAAGTTTCCGCTTCTTGCTGAACTTGTTTGGCGTAATTAATAGCTTCGTTTTCACGACGCTCGGCCTCACGCATCTTTTTAGTCAACCGATCAATACGCTTTTGAGTTGCGTTGTCCGCTTTTTCAAACTGATCCGTAGAGGCAACCTCTACACCAGAATCCTCAACTTCAGGGGAATCTACCTCCACCTCAGTGTCTTCGTTGGACGCAAGGTCCAGTTCAATTTGGTCTTCAGCCATCTAATCTCTCCTAATAATGCAATACGTCTGAGGGTTCCGATATTCGGGCCAGTATCTCGTCGTCGTTCAAGATACTCACGTTGCCACCATCAATGGCAAAGCGAGACCCAGCATAACGAGCAAACATGACCCAATCACCTTGTTCACACCACGGCCCGTTTGGAAACTTTTCAGTATCCTTGTAAGCAAGCTCGCCTACCTTCAAAACGTACCCAACTTGAGTGGAAACCTCTTGCTGACTTACCGCGGCTTGCGGCAAGTAAACACCACCCTCGGTCTTTCCTTTTCCCCGATACGGAAGAATTAAAAGACGCCACCCTGTAGGTGTGGGCATTTTTTCTAAGAGAGAAGCACCAATAGAGTCCGGATTTAAAACCCTTTCTTCTGGTGCGGCATATGCCTCGGAGAGGCTGGCGACCGCTTCTTGAGCGGCCTCTAAATTAACTTTAGTCAACAGATTGCTCCTGTTTATCTAGCAGGCCCTTGAGTTCCTGTTCCACATGATTCAGGGCTTCTAAGTTCCCTATGAGCTCACGATATTGCTCCATAGACTTGACGTTGTTGTACTGCATTAAGTCAACAATGGCTTGTCTTCGTTCTCTTATCATGCGGAAAACAGCTTCCGCAATGAATATCTCATCCATTCCTATAAACTCCCACTTTATCTGATACCGACACTAGCGAAATTTAAGG